AATTTAATTTTAATTTGATCAGGGGCTTGGTATCCGTCGTCGTATCGAATAGTATCCGACACCTCGAGGTCTATGTCTCTTTTCAACGAAGTAATACCTGTACTGTCTGTATTGATGCTTAAAACTACCACTTTGTCTTTGATTGTCTTTCCGGTAGTACTATCAAAAGTCTTTTGATTAGTATCTAAATAGAATCTGTTCTGGCTTCTAGAACCAAAAATATAATCTAAGCCTCTGATAGTAATGATGTATGTGCTGCCTTCTTTTACGAAAGACATAATCCACGATGCATCTAGAGAACTGCTAGTAGTGTCTCCTGCTTTACCTAAAGAAAATTCAGATAAAGTATTAAGATTAGCTGCAGAAATAATTTTCCATGCTGATTCTATTTGATCGTATCTCAATCCAAAATTTAATCCGTTAGTCATTAGATTTACGATTTCATTTTCTAACGGAGAGGAAAGATTGGTTACAAATCTAGGAATTATTCTAGAAGCAATCGCACCAGTTGGAATTATATCGTTGAATTCTATTGGACCTCTGCCGTTCGGTAACGCTCCGCGATCAGCATTTGTACCGTCGCCTGCTGCTTTAATTATTTTGGTCCAAATATAACTTTTATAATCTGTGTCTTCAGCTTCGTTATCAACAAGCACCATCTTGTTCTCAAAAAACACGTATTTCTTTCCTACTACTGTAGATGCTGGCACAACAAATTTTATTAAACTATCTACTTTGGCATATTTTAAAGTATTGCTAGTATAAGATCCTATCTTAAATTTAGTACCGTCTTCTTTATTTTTAAAGTAACCTGTGCTATTGTTTATATCACTGGTTAGCTGCGTCCATTCAGTTAAGGTATCTGAAAAAGTGATTTTTGTAAATTTTGAAAAATAAAAATTATAGACATCTGTATCATTAAAAATTGGTTCAATACTGTTTCTTATAAAATTAACTACTTCTAATCTATTAGAAAATTTAAAAGTTAAAGTCCTTTCGATATCTTGTTTATAAATGTATCCGTCACTAGCAAATACATTAACAGAGCTATACTTTCCGCTGGCGTCGATGATATCAAAATTTCTAGAAACTCCGCTAGAAGTTCTATTAACTGCTTTGACTTTTATGATGTCCTGTGATGCGCTTAACGGTGCTAAGTTGTAATCTTCTCCGGTTATCATTCTATTTTGAGTGTAGTACAACGCCGGTGCATTATTTCTTATGGTATCTACATCTTCGGCCGCTGAGGCAGAGCTTACTGTAGATTTTAAACTCATCGATACTGTTAAGGTATGCTCGACTCCTTGCTTATTTCTATAAGGAATTGATACATTTATCCCTCGCATTTCTGGAGGAGTTATTGCGTAAGTTAACCCGTTACTGATTCTATAAAAAATTCTAAATGTACCTTTCGGTAAATTTCCGTATACACCGTCGCCAAAAATTAAATCAATCTGATCATTATTTTTTGTTACGATCGAAAATATATTTCTTACATCATTTACTGCACTATTATAAGCTATATTACTTCCGGAAAGAGAAGATACTTTTGTCCATTGTTCCAAGGGAGTACCATCGCTGTTTAATTTAAACAACCATACATCGTCGTTGTTTACGTTTTCGCTGTCCACACTGATTTTTTCATTAGTAGTGGGTGCGGTGATTGAAAAATCAGCTAATTCTAAACTACCCTGTTTAAACAATGCGAAGAATCCTGTATTAGGACTAGCTGCACCTCTACTATCATTTCTATATACAAAACCAAACTGATTACCAGGAACCGGGGCTTCTTCATATATAGATTCGCTGTTTGCGAAAGAAGTACTTAGAATCTCAAAGGCCATTGAACGACCGGCTACAGTTTTAGAGAATGTAAAGATAGGTACATCAGCTGAAGTGGTTCTAAATCTATACTGCTCAGTCGGGATATTCTGTATAGTGGCCTGTCCTTGGCTTCGGCCAAATTCTGTGTTGTCGCTCATCGCAGAATTTAATACTAAAATAAACTGTTCTAGCCAATTAATATTCGTCGGGTCATTCCATATAATCGTTTGAGATTGTAGATTTCTTCCGTTGCTGTCTAATAGATCTTCTGTTGTGCTTACTGTGTCAAATTTCAATAATCCTTGCGCAGGAACATTTCTTTTAGCATTATAGCTCAACATTCTAGCTAGTCGAAGAACACTTTCTTTTTTCTCGGCTAATTCTAAAAAATTTTCTCTGCTTGCTAAATCTATACGAAACGCTAGACTTTGGCCTATAAATGCTATTGCATCTATTAGCGCAAGATATTCGGAACTTTCGATATAGTCATTGAAATCTTCGGGGTAGTTTTCCCTTAGATAGGTAATCATTACCCTTCTCAGATTTTCAAAATCATAGCTGGTAAAATCAGCATTTTGAAAAGTCTGATAGATAGTTTTCCAGTCTTGATTTAAAATTAAATTTGTTTGTCTTAGCGTAACTGACATCTTAAAGTCCCATATATCAATATTTACCCGAAAAAGTTAACTAGTCAGTTAATGATAGAATTGTTTTTATCAAACTCAAAAGTCATTCTTTCATTGATGTTAAAAGGAATATAAACAATATCTGCTTCTATCCTTATTCCCTGATCTGTAGTGTCTACTAGAATAGAATTAATAGCTATCCTTGGGTCATAATTTATAATAGTTTCTACATCTTCAGAAATTAATCGTTTAACTTCATCTGTAAAATTTTCAAACAACATATCCCAGATTATGGTACCAAATTCTGGGTTTTCTAATTTCTCGCCTTTTCTTATATAAAAGTGATTAATGATATCTTGTTTTACTAAATCTATGTCGTATAGTTTAAATCCTCGTTTTGATTCAAGAGAGCTGAATCCTTTATAGGTAAAAGAACCAGTATTTTGATCCCCTACACTGGCCTTATTTTTGGCCACTGTTTGATTGTTATATAATTTTGCCATTTTTTATCTCTCTCTTAAACTTTCTTTTCGCCGGACATAATTTGCGAAATTTTAATCGATCCGTTTTTAACAGCGGACGGTACACCCACAGGCATTTGAACTGGGACAAAGTGACCGCTATCGTTAGCGCCAGCATTATTATGAATACCTTGTTGTCGTAAAAACTGTTGGGCGAAACCAGTATAGGCACCAAGTTTATTCAACGAATCCCACTTACCATCCTTGTAAATTAAGATATCTGCTGCTGCTCCGTAATTGTGCCAGCTATTACCCGGACTTGCTGCTTGAGGACCGGTACCCGCTTTAAATGCTTCATATAGTGCCTTACTTCTTTCTAAAGGACGAAGACATTCTGATACACTCATATCCCAGCCATCTTTAAAATATTGCTGTATGAATGCTTTTATTGCTTTGGCAAATACTACCCTCACTGTGGGGTCTAGAGTATTTAGATTATCAGCTGTACGTTTTCCGTATTTGCTAGGGGCAAAGAAATCAGCAGTTAGATTTACACCGCCTGGAGGGATATCGATCTTGTCAGGGAATGAAGCTTTGCCAGTAGTTGGATCTGGTTTAACTGCATCGTAATCATTAATTTCTGCTACGTGAGCAGCGGAAGCAGATACTTGGCTGGCTGCTGTAGTAGACTGATGCTCGGTAGGTAAATCTCCGCCGTCGTCTCTATCAGTGGCAGGCGGATTAACCTGTTCGGGCGCATTACTTTCGTGCAGTGCCCAAGGTTCGTGCATAGGTATCCTTTTCATAATGCTAGGGATCTTTCCTGATTGATATTTTGTTTTTGCCCAATCACCGACCGCAGTAGCAATATTGTCGTGGGTACTAAGTGGTGGGGCTGTAGCTGCTGATGTTGCTTGGGCAGCGGTAGCAGCTTTAGGTCCATTAATATCTACTCTAGAACCAGAAATAACGATTTTTCCCGATGCCCCAACATCTATAGTAGCTCCAGAGGTAACTTTAAGACTTGAAGAAGAATATATGTCAGTGGTGCCTAGCGCAGTTAATTTTGCACTACCTCCAACAGCTAGATCAAAATTATTTCCTGTGGTGAATTTTGTGTCTGTACCAATTTTATAGTCTAACGATTCAGCTACAAATACCTTCATGTCCAGTCCAGATCTTAAATGTATATTTTGTAAAAAATCTCCGTTAAAGCGACCTTTGGCTTTTATATTAACATTCCTTCCACACTCTAAATTAAAATCTCTATCGGCATAAAAATTAAAATCGTTTTTTGTATGAACACTTACACTGTCTTCAGCATAGATATCTATTTTGCCATTGCTAGTAAGTTCTACCCAAGTCGTTCCTTTTGAATTAGCAATATAGATTAAGTCTTCAGTATTGTGTAAAAGGATCTGATGCCCAGTTCTTGTTCTGACTCCAAAAT